AATAGATTTCTTGCTGTAACCCTTAATCAGAGGCATATTTATCTCCAGATGTAAAAAAACGGGTGGCAGTTTTTAACCACCACCCGTTTTCTTGTTTCGGATTACTGACCGAACAACAGGATACCGGCCATTTCCGGGTTGCTCATCGTCACACCATACAGAGTATCAAGACGATACTTTGTGGTCATGGTGTCGATGTCGTAGAACTTCTGCATCACCAGTTCGATGCCTTGGTCGGTGCTGGCGCGCATGATTGCGACACCGGCATCGGAAGGCACAGAGTAACGACCGGGCAGGAGTTCAATGGCTTCCTTCGACCAGAAGCAGTTCACACCAGCGGCGTTGTCGTTCAGCCAGTTGATCGACGCAGTAGCGGAGGTGCTTGCCACGTTGATGTTCTTGTACTGAAGTTCAGCGTCGGTCGGTGCGCTGTTTGCGCCAATCATCGGGGGGCTGATCACCATTGAGGTGCCGTTGGTGATGCTGATGACACGGAATGTCTTCAGTTGACCAGTGGACAACTTGGTGATGTGATGCACAGCCTCGATACCTGCGATCTGGAAGCAGTCACCGGCATTGACGCCAACCGTGGTGGTGACGGTAACAGTCTGATAGCGGTTATCCACGTTGATCTGACCGCCAACCGAGTTGGACGTAGCAGCGGGAACGTAGCGAACCTGGGCGCCGTTGGTAGCAATGGTCACAGCAGTGGCTTGGGCCGTCAGACGGTTGCCGTAGTCCAGCTTGTATGTGTCAAAACCAGCCACCATGCCAACATAGCTGCGCTCGTAGGCTTTGTCAGACTTGGCGTTACCGAATGAACGGGTAGCGACTGCAAGATTGCCAGCCAAACCGTTGTAGTCCCGGCTGTTCAGAGCCAGATAACGATTTTCCATTGCAATGCCTTGCTCGTTCATGATGCTATCGCACAGAGCGACATCATCATAATCGCCGGAGGCACCAGCAACAGCCACAACCAGGGTGCCTTGATTGGCAGCCACGTTCATCACTGCGACGTTGATGTCAGAAGCTAGTTTCTGACGAGCAGCGGTGCCCAAGCGACCTTCTTGCAGCGCATCACGCAGTTCTTTGGCGTTCAGCTTCCAGGCGCTGGTTTGGCTGTAACCCAGCGTTGCAGGCACGGACAACTGAGTCATGTCGTCGTAGTTTGCCGAAATCGACGAACCAACCGTAGACGAGAACGACTGAGCGATGTAAGGCATCGGACGCCAAATGGTGTCTCGTGCGCGTTCCATCATCGTGCTGTCGGTGTTGTACACCGAGATGTTGCGGCTCAGAACCAAAGCGTCCTGAAAGCCTTCCAGAATGTTCTCGAACGCTACGCGCTCTTCCTTGTTAAATGCGTTTGCCATGATAGGCTCCTATATAAGTGACGAATGAAAAAAACTTGCTGGTCACTCAACCTATAAAGCCGGCTGGATGCTTATATAACCGTCCTGCCCTTATTTGGTGGGCGAATCCATGTAAGCGGAATATATCATATACATTCCGCTTACTGTCAAGTCATCGTTTTGCAGATTGCTTTTCGCGCTGCTGTTGACGGTAACGAATTACCTTCGTCATATCACCAGTTCGCTCTGCATCCGCCCTCAGTCGCTCCAGTGTGCTATCCGTGGAGCCACTGATTGGCGCATTTCCGGTTGGTGTAGAGCGCTCGGGTGGCGGTGGTTTGCGGGAAGATGTAACTTTCAATTGGGACTCCAGTTTGGCAACAGCAAAAGCAAATTTGACGGGATCAGAAATAGAAGCCAGTTCTTTGGCCTTTTTGGGATTCTTGCCCAAGGCATAAATCACCAGTGCTGGGTTTTCTGCACCTTGCAAGACAACACCTTGCTGCACGGTGTTTAGGGTGTCTTGAACCGTGGACTCAGCATCCTCAAAGTCTTTGACCTTGAGTTCATTCTTGGCCTTTGAGTAGCTATCCAGTTTGGATTGCCAAGATTTCTGCTGCTCATCCATTTGATGCTGTTGCTGGCGTTTTGCAGCCTCAACGGCATCTTTCTTGACATACCAAGACTCCAGCGCCGTTTCGTACTTTTCGGTGTCGTAGTCGTGGTCTTCCAGCTTTGGCTTTGCGCCAAGCGTAGGAACAGCAGCATAGGCTGGCGCTGAATGCTCCTTGGCCTCGTACTCCTTGACCTTGCGCTGCAACTCTCGATGAGACTTGCGCAACTCACGAACCCAATCCGGCGCTCTCGGTTCTTCAGGTGGTTCCTCGTCTCCAATGGAAACCACAACACGCTCTTCAGCAGATTCCTCTACCTCCGACTCTTCTTCATCAACCTCGTTTTCAGGCTCATCAAGTGCAGGAGTCTCAATGACACTTTCTTCCGCAACTTCTTCAATCTCTGCTTTTGACATTTTCCACTTTCAAACTCACCAGTTTTCGGCCTGGTGGTTGCCGCTGCCGGTTATCCGGCGAATCAATGCAAGGTAAAGCCTAAGACAGAAAAAACCGCTTGTGATTCAAATTCATCAACTGCCATCAGGGCTGCAATGGAATCCTCCTCATCAAGCAATATCTCGCTAAGTTCACGCGCAGCCATTTTCAAATCAGCATCTAGTTTTTCCGTAGCAATGCGGTTGCTTTGCAATGCTTCCAGTTTTGCTAGTTCTTTCTGAAGGCTTTCAATCTGCTTGAGATCACCATTGAAATCAATTAGCTTACGAGCAATGCGATTGGCTTGAGGCTGATCTGAATCAGTCAGAGTCTGAGAAATGCGCCTCAGTGCGTCCTGATGCTCTGGGTCAAAGCGTAATAGCGATGCCTCAAAATCAGCCCGTTCACGTACCCAGCCATTGCGAGACTTTCTAGATCCCGCTGATGTGCCTGGGCCACCACCACCAATAACAGGTGGCGGTGGTGCGCTACGGGACTGGAGTAGCGTTAAAAACACGTTACATCAGGGTTTGCAAGGCTTCAATGGTGGCTTGAGTCTCGCTGATCTCTCCTTCAAGTCTCAGCACCGCCTCAAGGTCTCCTGACGCCATAGCGGTTGATTTAGCGCCATTCAGATAGGCCAACTTGTTGGACATCAGGGTGACCAGTTCTTGCATCTTCATACCAGTACCACCATTTCTTGAGCGACCGTAGACAAGTGCGATTGCAGCAGAATTACATCGTAAGTGTCCGTGCCGTCATTTGCGCAATATGCAGCCATCCGTTGACCAAGCGCCCCAGTACCAGCCTGCAAAAAGTCAGTCGGAGTAAACGGTGAAAGAACTCGGTTCTGAACGTCAAACCTGTACATCTGATTGACTGCGGAGGCCACGTATACATTCATATAGAACATTCTGCCTTCATTTTCAAACGGCGCGTATGCTCCACAAGTTCCGACAGTCAGGGCCACTGCGCCGTCGTAAACAATTGCGCCCGTCCAAGTGCCGGTAATTGACCCCGCAATATCCAGCACATCCAGCGTGGCAGAGCCACCTCGAAAAAAGTAACAGAAAGACTGGCGCGCGTTGCGAGCAACACCGGGCTGAATACCAAACGATGGCGCCCACATACCACCAGACGCATTGGCCGCTGGAGCAGCACCAAAGTACGTAGTTGACCAAGCGTTGGTCAAAATGTTGTTGGTGCCGTTGTTGATGGTGGCGTCAGAATAGTTATAGGTGTAAACCGTGGTTGTTGCAGTTGACCGCACCAGCATCAAGTTTGGCAACTCAATGACGTACTTGGCTAAAGCAGATGGCTGGGTAGCCCATGCGCTTCCCATTGTGTACACAGGGCTTGGGCCTGCTGTGTGGCTGGCAATAACGCGCCGCTGACCAACAGAGCCAGGCGTTACAGTGTCCTGCACAATCCGAATCTGAAAATTTCGAAATTCATTAGCGGCTACTACGGAATCACCATTAGTAGCTTGGCCGGTCAGTGTGCTTGCGCCAGATGCGGTAGCTGTCAGTGCGGAGCGGGTTTCAAGGCCAGTATCGTAGACAAACGTGCCTTTGATCATGCCTTCGCCGGGAGCGCAGTCATATGGTGTGAATTGCTCATCCAGCACCATGATTGAACTATCCGTACCGACCGTAGCAGGTAATCCGGTAATACTCAAACCGGCAGACAGCGTGTTAGACGCTACTTCCAACGACCGCCAAGCATTTGCTGCCATGACACCAGCGGATAGCATGAAAACACGACCAGCAATGATTTCGTACCGTGCGCCCGTCGATGGGGTAAATGTAAACGGTGAAATGACATGAATCGTCGGTGTGGTGCCAGCCGTGTTGGCATCAATATAGCGTTCTTCTGTCTTTCCAGCAACGGTATCAATGATGCGCAGCTTGAACCCGTACTCTCCTGAGCCGCCACGGTTTGCCAGCATATTGAGACCGACCGCCGTTGGTAGCGCGGTAGAAAGCGTGACTTTAATCGTCGTCGAGCCAGCAGCAATGGTTCCAACCAGTCCAAGCGACGGCGCAAAAGCCATTGCCGAACCAGCGCCAAAAGTACCAGCCAATGCGGGAGACTGAACAAAGTTCCAAGATTTAGTAACGATGTTGAATCGGTTCAACACCGTGGCGTTAACCAAGTTGTAGACAAACGGATTGCGTGATACCCCAGAGCGCAGATCAGATACTACCGATGTAGCCGCAGCGCTGGCGTTGGGTGCCGGGGCGACTTGCGCCCACATCAGCCTATCAATGACTTTTTTGAACGTATTTGCCATGTTTGTTCCTTATGTGATTCGATTGCGAACTGCCGCTTGCCATGCCGCCATATTGCCGCCGTTGACCAATATCTGACCTTGAATATTTCCAATGTTGGCTTGATTGGTGACCGTGCCGACGGTTGTGACAGTGCTGATTGTTCCAAGGTTGCCAGTTTCTACAACTACCGTTCCTCGCTGGCGTTGCAACGACTTGTCGTAGCCTTGTGGTGAGTTCAGGTAGTTGAGCATCCGCGTCAGCAAGAAGATCATGCCTTGCAATGACTCTGCGTTATTGACATCCACAACCGAGAGTGGAACGGCTCGTAACTCAGCATCTGTCAATGGCCCAGTAACGGCCAGTGGCGTTGCAGAAGTAATTGGGAGAGGGTTGGCTGCCGAAACATCAACTGCCTCCCCATCCTCTCCAATTCCGAGTTTGATTCGCTGGTGAAGAACACCAGCAATCTCGTCAGCAGCAACCAGCGCTCCTGTGCCTGGTGTATAGCCTACATTGTCAGCCATTTAGTTCACTCCGTTTCAATGCGTGACACTCGACCTTTTTCACGCACAATGCGTTTTGGCCGACTGATTGCAGCAATGGCCTTGTCGGTATTCTGCGAACTCACATCCGCAAACTGACCAACTGCCTGACTCATCTTGCCAACAGCATCACCAATGAAGGCAATGCTCTGACCCAACCCATCAACCGCTTGCTGCATTGCAGCACTGGCCTGAACCATACTGTCATTTGCCTGCCGCTCAGATCGTAACTGCTCAATTTGAGAATCCGTGCTATCCACCTTGCGCCTGCGCATCTCATTCTCCAAGCGCATGGCCTCAATCTCCAGCATCGTCTTCTCATCCATCTGAACAGGCATGGCCTGCTGCTGGCCTCCACCTTGTCCCTGCCCACCTTCCACACCAGCCAAAGTCTCAATCGTCTTGGCCTCAGTTTCTTGAGCCTTCGCCATTGTAAGCACAGTATCAGCCCGAGCCTTCTCAGCCTTTGCCTGAGCCTCCTCAGTCACAGCCATCATGTACTGGGCATTCGGGTCAGGCTGGGCATTCTGAGCCGCTGCTGCGAGTTCCTTGGCTTCTTCCTCATTGGGCTTCATCACACCGGCCTGCACCATCTGCTTACGGAAGTAAGACCGCACATCAGAGATACCTTCGCCGTCCATGTTCTGGAACGCCATAGCCAGCAATACCTGCTGGGTCTGTGGGTCTTGCGTCAGTTGCAGCATACCCAGAACAGAACGCACCGTGGCC